AAATAATAATCAACCCCATCCTCTGCATTTTCGGGGATGGGGGAGAGTACTGTTGGACTTGTTTTTGTATTATCGTCAATCGAAAATCCAAATAATTTAGCCATAATTTAAGTATAGAAACCTTATAGTCCCTCTATTTATTTGACCACAGTATTGGCTTGATCAACGTTACCTTCACCAACAGTCCACCATTGAACTTGGAAGTCAACCGTGAATCTTTCAATTGTATTATTATCCCCATAGGATAATTCAATTGCGCCGATTGAAGAAGGCCAAATATCATACATTTTATATGTTCTTAATGGCTTAATTTGAGTTTCGTTTGCTATGGGGCTATTTGTGGTTGAAAATCTACCTATATTTGCACCTCTGCCAAGCTGATGTACCAGGGCATCGACCATATATGCAGAGGGTGAAGTAGCTCCAGTTGCGTTATCTAACTTACTAATGATATTGGCCCATTGTTCAAATGCGGTTCTCACAATGAAGTCTTCGTCATTAATTACAGTGACTGACCAAATATCTATGGTTCTATCACCAGCAACTTTTAGAATTCTTCCTCTAAATGGAACGTTAATTGGATCAATGTTTGAGGCAGGCATCGAAGTTGCCTCACATAGGAAGTTGAAAGTTTTTTGTACTTCGGAAGTCCAATTCACACCAGCAGGCATCGCTGGAATGGAAACTTCAAATAGATTGGGGCGAGCGCCACCCCCAGCTAGACGCTCTTTAAAACCAGTAATTGTGCGTAAAGTAGACATTTTAGAAGATCCTCCTTGTTATGTTTTATTTTATAATTAAACTCGTCCGGTCACTTCTTCAAAACTTACACCGGTTCTAGTAGCAACAAAAGTAAGAGTTACGTAGTTGATAGCTTTGGTGGGCTTTAAGAAAATGTCTGCTCTAAATTCATTATTATCTATAACAGATGGAGTGTTGTTAGTTTCATCACAGATCACTCGGAAATCATAAATGCCTCTTTTCGCCTGAACATCACGTAGATAAGGTTCTACGATATTTATGAAGTTTGCTCGGGTAATTTGATCGTTAATTTCAAAGAGTTGTGCTTGGGCAGTTCTTTCGAGTGCCTGCTCAACAGTCAAGAATAATCTACGAACGTTAATTCGGTCGAATGCTGATGCATAACCAAGTGCAGTTTTATCACCAAAAAGAATAACTCCAATTCCCGGTTGATTCACCACAGAATTGATGCGAAGAGGGTAGAGTCGATCACGTTGAGCCTTATTTGGATTATAGGCTAGTTTGATCGCGTTATTTAATACACCTCTTTGTTGACCAGCAGGCGAGAACCAAGGATATGCATCAATACCTGTTCTTACCATTAGTCCAGCAATGTCTGCATTACATGGAATATATCTGAATTTGTTATTAAAGCGATCATAAGTGTACTTATAACCGTTATCGAATACCGCATAAGATGAAGAACTTAGAGCGGAATAGAATGAAATAACATTATCAGTCTGATTTTCAGTATTTGTAATATCAACTACATCACCACGGTGAGGTGAAATCACAGCAATACAATCTTTTCTACTATTTGCCAGGGAGATTATTTCCTGGGCTTTCGCTTGTGATTCATACTTATCGCCCAAACCTGGTCCCATGATCAAATAATCAAGAGCAACTTCGTCTCTGTTACCAAATAGGCGATAAGCTTTGACTAATCCACCTAGGGTTGCTTGATAGCTGTTAGTTACATTATAATTCTTACCACCGGTCAAGGTGTAAGTTACATTACCGAGAGCACTAAAGACTACATTTTGTACTGGATTATTCCATTGACCTTGGGAGTTAGTGTATGGGGAGAACCCAGCACTAAAACCAGTTTGATAAACTGGCTCATCTACCTTAGCATTGTCTGAAGGATCATCACCAGCATAAACATAACTGGAGAATTGAGCCAGATATGCCTTCCACCAATTTTTCTGTGAAGGGTTTACTGCAGATATAGAATCTTCGGCTTTAGACAGGAATAGATGCTTTTCGAGTAGATTTCCCTGTACGCCAGTAACACTACCACTATCATCTACCACGGCAATGTGAATAGCGTCATTCTTTGAATTACGATCTAATGCAAATTGAGTTGTAGTTGGTTTGGGTGCAATCGAACTCCAGAGAATTCTGGTATTGGTTAATTCTAGATATTGCTCATCATACCAATCTTTAACTACTTCTTCGCCTGCGCCAAGAGTATAAGTGGTAGTAGCAGTACCTGATGAATTTATAACCGAAATTACCTTACCTGGTCTGATGGACCTCACATCGTTTCTTTGTTGATAATCGATTGCTATATCAGCAGTTGCTCCAGCAGATACAAGTGAAGTGATCTTTACATCTAAAGTAGAAGATCCAACCCCGGTAATAATTCCTTTTAGGTATCCCGTAAATAGAGTTGTAGTTCCAATACCAGCGACTGGTTGATTGGTAAGAGATACAGTTACACCATAACCAACAGAAGATGCAGTTGAAACTGCCGAGGTTACTTGCAGAATTTGATCTGCTTTATCATCAATAACGCAAACTTTCAAATCATTGGACCAAGAACCTGGGGTTTTGGCTGCAAAGATATAGTTCGCAATATCGTCGGCGTAGTTCAACTCATAATCATCGAAATTTTTGATTTTTAATGTTGGTTCGCCAGCAGTAGAAACTCCAGAGGAATTTCTGATCGCATTCGCGTTTACTAGGTTGTCATCATCAACCCGGACCACCTTAAGGACGCCGCCATATGAAAGGAAGGATGATGCACTCATCCAATATTCATACTGGGAATTATTTGAGATAGGTTTACCGAAAACATTAATTAATTCCTGCTCTGTAGTAATATTAACTACTTCTTCTACTGGACCTGTCGGAAAAGGCCCTGAAATTGCACCAATATTGTCAATGACATTATCGCTACGACCCACGGTGAGATCAACTTCTCTTATCAGAACCCCAGGAGATAATTGAGGTGTTGCCATTTTTACTCCCTTATATTATTTTAGTATAATTATTTATCAAAATAAAGACTTTGGGTAATTAATAATTAACCGTATTCCACAATGAAATTAATTCTTCAATCGGAACAACCGCCCAAACCTTATCGTCCTCGACAAAAGATTCTTCACTTGATCCATCTTCGATGAAACCAATTGGAAGCATATCGTTCTCCTCGTCCTCAGTTTTTTCTTTAAATAATCGTTTTCTTATATCATCGTCAGTGATTTCTTTAAAGTATTCATGAGTTGTGGCCCAGGCAAAGATTAATATCGACATCACAAGGTCATCATTTTTACCTTCTTCTGCCTTATATGTATTAGATTTTTGTATAAAAGTCGTTAACTCACTGATTGTATCAAAATCATTGATCATTAATTTATCTTCTTCTATTAACATTTTTAAGTTAATAGCACCAACTTTTTTCACATTCGGTGACATACTTACACCATATTCAACACGGGCTCCACCGAACCCCTGACCCAATATTTGCCCTTGCCTCCCCCTAATAGAACAAGTTAAAAGATTTGGGTATTCTAGATCATAATGAAGAGCGGTTGCTACTTGACCACCCAGGTCGTTTGTTTCACACAGGACATACGCTTTATTGTAATACATTCCAACATCTTTTATGATGTATGGGAACATAATTGGTTTTATCGTGTTATCTCTATATTTTGCTACCAATTTATATGGAATTTTGGTAATATCAATGACCGAAAATACCGAGAAATCTTGATCTACTCCTCTTGCAACGTCAACCGTTATCATGTATTGATGGTCTTGTATAGGTTCTTCATATGTGTCTAAAGAATTTTTTGATTTTATTGGTTTATTATATACAAGTTCTTGAAGTTTTAATCCAGAGATTAATGTATGAGATGAACCAAGAAAATCAGTGCAAAATTCTTGCAGGAATGCTTTCTCTGATCCCAGGTTAGCAATAGTCTTTTTTCTCCACTCATCATCTCTACCTGGAACTTCATTCCAGAGTATCTCTAATGGAACATAATCATTTTGTTTTTTTGTTGCATCATCCCAAGTTTTATAGAAATGATTCAAACCACATGGAGTTGAACAAATTATAACTTTTGAATCTTTACCAGATGAAATAGTAGGATACACTGAATTCATGAAATTCAATGCAACTGTATTTGGAACGAATGCAAATTCATCTAGAAAAATAACGTTATATGTGCCTCCTCGCACAGAAGATGCAGAAGTAGATGCAGTTATAATCTTTGATCCATTTTCAAGTTCTAGTGATGTTTTATTCCAGGATTTAATACCCTGCTGCATCCAATCGGGGAGATTTTCAAAGGATATTTGGAGTCTTGAGAGAATATCTTTTGCTGATGAGGCTTTGTTAGCAAGAATGGCAATGGATACATTATCATTAAAGATAGCATAATGTAGAAGAAAGGAAACAGTGGTAGTTGTATTATGCGTTGGAATAAAAGAATTTCCACATAAAAATAACTTGTCTTTACTGTCTACCGAAATACATGCAACAGGAACACTTTCCACTTCCTCTATTTTTTGTATATAAATTCTTCTATCTTGAACTCTAGTTGGCCTGTTACTGTTTATTAAATTTAATTTTCTTGGTAAATTAAAAACATTTTCAGTGGTAGTGAAAGCTATTGTGTAATATAAACAATCATTTATTTTTTTAACCCTTGTTCTGGACTTTATACCTAAACTAGATAAAAGTTCAATAACTTGAGCAATTAAATCGTAATTTTTTTGATAAAATTCAAAGGATCTACTATTTGGCCTTATAGATCCATCAGTATCCATAAGCCCCCTAAGAAGCTCCAATTTATTTTTATATGAACTTCTCAAATATTTTTGTGGAATATGTTTATTTTTTAACAGATTTTCGTCCTTTAATTTTTGTCGGAGATCTAAAACCGTAAACCGTATACAATTACCCTCTTCTTTTTGGTGTCCAATTTCAATTTTAGTTTTATAAAAATTAAAATCATCTTTATGTGCGATTATTCTACCATCAGCCGAATATCCGTCACCTAACCAGACCCCCAATGTGTACGGATCTATTACTAAATTTTCTTTGTTAAATTCATTAATGGGCGAAGGGGACTCTATGAAATAAGAGCCGCATACCCCTTTACCTCTTTTATTATTGGTCTTCTTTTCATATGCTTTTGATATTTCTTCAGTGGTTATTACTTTTGTTCCAGCTGTCCAGTAAGAACTATTGACTTCCCATAAATGCTCGGCATCAGCAATAATTTCTTCCCCATTATCAAAATAAATTTTATAGCATTTGTGGTCATACATTGTATCTGTTTTTAGTAAAACCTTTACTGAATTCCCATTTGGTGAAAGAATTTCATCACCTACCTTTACCTCACCCATGGTTGTCCATCCATTAGGTGTTGGAATTTTTGTGGTTAAATCTAATGCCTTTCCACACTGCCTAGGGAGTTTACAAATACTAAATCGATTATCATGAAAAGTATTCAACATCTTTTCTTGAAATGGCCACATATCAAATGGAACTAAACCATCATCAATGTTAACAATTTTTATGTATTTTTTGGCAAAATAAACTGGATCAGCCGCACATTTTGCTAATTCTATTAATTGTTCTTGACTAAATTCATTGGTAATATTAGTCCTCTTTAGTAGAGGATTACCCATATAATATTTTTCAGACATATCAACAATTCCAGCGTCTTCTTGCTTTACAAATTGGCTTATCGGGAGTTGCAGAGCAATCTATATTATGCATATCTTGTTGACCCTTTGATCTACTACAATAATTTACTCTCCTACCTGCTCTTTTTCCGGTCGGATTTTTTTCAGTCACTGCGGTTTTTAGTTTTGAACCGGGATTTTCTCTACGGTATGCCTTAACTGCTTGGGAACTCATGCCATCAGTTCTATCTTTTTTGTTAACTTTTTGCCAATCTTCAACTATTGATATGTCTTCTTTGACTTGTACGATAGGCGTATCTGAATCCAATTCACATGAAGTATAACTAATAACTCTCGAATCAGGATATATCTTATTCACCGCATATACGATTTCCTCCCGTTTGGGGGACCTTAATTGCGCAAAAAACAATTGAACAGAAAGATATTTCCCTCGCCAATTAACAAGAACTCTAAGCAGTTGACCAGTTTGCATTGGAAGTCGAATTGTTGCTTCCTCTACAGGAACACAATTTGGTACTTCTTTACCACCTTTCTTTTTAGATCCGACCATTTTATATCCCCTCCAGCAAGGATCTTCTTTTTTGGTCATATATTTTTTGGCTTCCTTGACCACTGGTTGTTTTTCCATTTTGATCAGACGATCATAATAGTCAGGACGTTCATCTAAATGTTGCAGAGCAATGATTTCGGCTTCCCCTTTATCCGTAGTATGCTCCATCTCTATTTTCATACCCTGTTTTAACTGTTTTTCAAGGATATTCAATGAAATTTTATGTTTTTTTGCTATATCTTCTATGTTTTTCGATTTTTTTATATTCCAACCGGGCTTATCCCCAATCATTTCTGATATAATTTTATCAACTAAAGAAGTTTCTTCCTTCATTGTTGGTGGAGATAGGACTACTCCTCTTTTTTTCAGAATTGTCTCCGCATTATCTACTTCGGCTTGTGGATTTTTTTTCGGATTAGTTCTAGATAATATTTTTTGGTTTTTTTGTGTTTTTTTATGTTTTGATTTATCTAATACAAAAGATAAACTTTCATCCACCACAACATCTGCAGCCACATATCCCCTATCGTTCAGTTTTTTACCTGACTGAATATCTTTATGGTCTTCTGAAAGGTACTTCATATATACGGTTTTAGTCTTCTATTTTATTTAGAGTTTTATTTGGCTTTAATTTTAATTCTTGTTTAATCATATTTAATACCTCACTAGTTGTACCAACAAATAGCGCATTATTAGTAACGTTAGTTGTACCCGTTTCTTTCTCTAAATCTTTAAGTTTTTTTTGTACATCCATTAATTTTTCAGCCGAATCTGTCACAGTCTTTATCAACTGACCAACTACTTCATATGCTCTAGGTGAATCAGTTTCTCGTGCTAATTCGAGAATATTATCAATCGCCTCTTGACCCTTACTTATCAGAGAAGTCAATGTTCCTCTTGAATACTGATAGTCGGCATTTATATCAGACGATTTAGGTGCAATCTGTGTAGGAGTTTCTTCTTCTTTTTCAATTTCAGAAAGTATAACTTGAGTACTAACTTCAATATCAAAAGTGTCATTTAGGCTGTCAAATTTTTTGGTCATTGTTATAATTATTGGAATATACTAGTGAAGGCAAAAGAATCTATAGGAGGTACTAATGTATTATCTATTGTGGTTATATTTTTAACACCAGAACCTAAAACATGCAGAACGGATGTTGTACCATAAATACCCCGAATCACTTTCAATTTATTATCAATAATATCCTCAATATACAGAACTTCGTTGTTAATTTGAATGATTGTTTTTTCCTCTAGATTAGTTAAGTCACTCACTGAAACATAAATGTCATCCGACTTAATATCAGCCGAGATATTAGTCACAATTGTTCCAGTATAATTTCTAATGGCTGTTGGTTCAGACGTAATAGTAATGTCATTTGATATGGTAGATGAATTATCACCCGCCGCAAACCCAATTGAAACTTTATTGATAATACTGGATTCGATTGAATCAACCGAAACAGGTAAAAACATATATATTTTTGCGGTGAATTTAAGGGTCCAAATAAGAGCCCGCCTATCCTCAAAATTTCCTTCGTAATTATCACTAATCGAAATATTATCAAGATTGAATCTTATATCTTTTTTTTCTCTTATCTCTTCGACTGCAATAATTGTGACTGTATAATGCGGCTGAAAGTATGGTAATATTTGCTCTACAATTTGGAACATATCATCTTCCAACTTTGTAAATATGCTTAGTTCAAAATTTAGATTATATGGTACTGGAAGATATGATTTTTTTGGTTTATTATTAGTATCTTTTGATATGAATGCTCTAGTAGTAGATCCTTTCCTTGCGGCATCATATGATAATCCAGTTATCTCCATAGACATTCTGGGGGTTGTGATTTGAATTGGTTTATTCAAATCAGGAGATTCATTTAATCTAGCAAGAAACTTTTGAGTAGGTCCATAAGCAAAAGGAACTTTTAATGTAGAGACCGTTTTCCCCTCATTGTTTTTGTGCTTAATATAGATATTATTGAATAAAGTTCCGAAGGCGATTACTGTTTTGCGGATCGCTTCGTAATAAAAGTGTTCGAACATTATGGGGTACCAAAGGGATTGCTTTCGCTGAAGTCTAATAGAGTACTGGCGGCAATTTGTATTTCATCATTTTGTGGGTATTTATCAATATCATCATATTCTGGGTCATCTGTTATGATAATTGGTGATTCTCTCAAAATACTATAGCTTGCACCTGATTCTTCACCAACAATCAACTCTCCAGGTAAGAACTGTCCAGATGGATTTGATAGCCGCAATTTCAGAGTCACGGCATCCCACGATTTAACTCTAGCGGTCATACTGGATGCGCTACCTACAACTTCTTCGTTGAAAATATATGTGCCAACCCCAGAACTAAATGGCGAGGATATTTGTACTATTGGTGGCATAGTATATCCAATTCCAGCATTTACAATTCTTATCTCAGAAATTCTTCCATTCGACATGATTGGAAATGCCTGTGCTGTTATTGAAGACATTCCAACAAAAGTTATATTAGGTGCAGTGGAATATCCTGAACCACCGCTTACTACAGTTATGATACCAACGATGCCATCCCCAATGTACGCTGTAGCCTCTGCTCCTGCCCCTCCACCGCCTCCAAAAGAGACTGAGGGTGCGATGGTATAGGCATAGCCGGGATTAACGATTTGAACAGCCTGGACACGCAATAGAGTATCGTCTGGTTCACATAGATCAACGATGCCAGATATCATTTCTGCGATTCCGGTTGCAGTTGCATTTATTCTTGTAGATGG